GGATTCCCCCCACCAGCAAACCCAACGATCCCCCCGTCGGCCATACCGGACAGGCTGCGTTCGGGTAGAGCACCTATGCCCATATCTTCGGGCAAACGGGAGTCCATATAGCCACCATCTGCAGCCATTCGGGTTTGGCCTTGGGGTGGTGGCATCCTTTGCGGCATACCTTGGGGCGGCATCCTTTGTGGCATAGCCTGTGGCATGCTCGGTGGCATCCTTGGCTGGTTCATAGCTTGGATGGCTTGTTGAACCACAGGTGCTTGCACTGTAGGGTCTGCGGCCTTGCCCTCAGTAAGTTCTTTGGCAATGTTGTTCACAAACAACGCCATTGATACAGCAATAGGATCATTTGCATTGTCTGCGGCATATTTCTGCCGGCCTGCCGGACCCATCCGGGCAAGCATCTTTTGCATGTCGCCAATTCGATCATCAAACATTTTGATTCCTTATGCCATGCTGTGGATAGCCAACGCAACAAGCCCTTGCGGCTTCGATTTTACCAGCCCACCTTTAGCGTAGCTACCGACCATACCGCCGTTTGCTTTGCCGCCAAACCCGCCCGAAGCACCAAACGCGCCTATCGCAGACGCGCCCAAGCCACCTATCTGGCTCATCAAACTAGGAGGGGCTTGGTAGTTGTACATGGTGCTGCCGGCATTGGTGGTTGGCGCTCCACGCAAGATGTCGGACATGAAGCCAAGTTGTTTGTACGGGTAGTTCTGGGAGCTTTGAAAGTCTTGGTACTGATTGTTTAAATCGCTTTGAACCTGCTGCTGCTGTTGAGCGCCAAGTCGGTTCTGCATCTCGTTGATGCCCATGTTCTGGGAATACTGCATGTTGCCAAGGTTGCCGAGCGTGTTTGCCCCGGTCAGCGCCGTTTGAATCCCTTGCAAGCCAAGCCCCGCCCCGTACTGTCCTTGCTGGGCGTTTAAGTTAGCCGCGGCTTGACGCGCTTGCTGCTCAGTATTGAACTGATTTTGAGCTTGTCCGTACGCGGTGTTTAGCCCTTGGGCTTGGATGTCGCCTTTTTGCAACGCCAGATTACGTGCAGCTTCTGCGTCCATGATCGCCGCCCGAGAGCCGCCAAAAGCACCCTTGCTTACTTGATCCGCCTGCCGGCCCGTTGATGCAATGTTTGCCTGTCGCTGCGCTTCCCGTTGCTGAATTTCGACTACATTCTGCATGTAGGGGTTCATGGCATTGACGGCCACCGCAGGATCTTGGAACGACTTAGAGGCGTACGGGTTGTAGGTGTACCCGGTGTTTAAAGCGCCTAGCGAAGCTAGTCCCGCCGTGGCCGTGGCGTCTTTCAGTTGTCCCGAACCCTGCATAAGAGCCGCGTTGTCATACGACATTTGCTGCAGAGGGCTGAACTGAGCTACCCGATCCCCCATGTATTGCATGTAGGGGTTGGCTTCGAGATCAGTCAAGTTGGATGCATCCCCCAACATTTGGTTAGCGTACGGCTCTAGTTCCGGCGCAAAGCCGTACTGGTTTTGTTGTATTTGTGTTGATGTTGGATCTGCCATGATGCGTCCTTATGCGGGGAGGTATTTGTGGGACTTGGAATCCACAGCCACACGGTTTTTGCCAGTAGTCTTACGGCGGTTGGCTTGTATGCGGGCCATCATTTTGTACAGTGCCCGAGCGCCTGCCTCTGTGGAGCCGTTGCCCAGTTCAGACACAATCCGGGCAGGAACCACGAATTCACCGTCTGCAAGCCGAGCCGGTTGCCTGTTACCAATGCTTGCCGGGATGCTGTCGGATACCCCATCACCCGGCCCACGCAGTAGCCTGCCACCGTCCGAGTAACCGCCGAGGGAGCCAAGCCCGCCTTGGGCGTAGTGGCCGATCATGCCGCCATTAGCTTTGTCGTAGGCAGCGCCCAAACCTTCGCCCGTGTTGCCACCGCCCCCATCAACATCGGGAGCAACTGTTCCAATATCCTGACCTTCGTCACCTGTTTTCCCCCACGATGATTTACCGTAGTCTTTTGCTGCCACTGCAGAATCATATGTGGCATACGGAGCAATAGGGCTCCCTACTACCGGACTGCTGATACTTATACCACTATCAGCAAGACGGTCATAAGAGTCATCAGCCTGAAGCGCCTCCGTTTTTTCTGCAACGGCTCGCGCAACAGCTTCCTCAGCAACTGCCGCAGCATAGTCGGCGGCTGCTCTATTTGCAGGGGTTGGTGCACGTGTGTCCGTTCCATCTTCAACAGGAGCGTTGTTAAGACTAACTCGTGGCCCAAATAATCCGGATACTTTTCCAACCGCATACCCAACGGGGCCGTTTGCTAGTGCCTGAAAGCTCCCGGTATAAGGGTTTATATTGCTTGATATATCATAACTTCCTTCTCGGCGATCAATATTCTGCCCACTCTCTCCACCAGCGGGGCTACCACCATCTCCACCCACTAAACTAGCTATACCAGTACCAACGCCAGCAAGTTTATATCTGTTTAAAATTTTGTCCCATGTGTACGTCTTACCGTTTTCAATTATTTCTTTAGGACGGTACTCGCCGTTTTCCCAATCCCAAAGAAAGACTTCGCCCTTGCTGTTAGTGAAGTCCGGTTTAACTGAGCCGCCGTTGTCATACGCCATACCGCCACTAGCAAGAGACATCAAGCCACCATTTTTACCGTTCACTTTATCTTTTTTGGTTGCGTCACTTTTAGCTTTTGCAAATATGCCAAGTACATTCTGTAATGGTATGCCTAAAGCATCGGCAACGGTTTGTTCATCTATGTTGTTTTGAGTTGCCCAATCAAACAACGCTGACCCAGAATCTTTGGTGAGCGCGTTTTCTGCAATACCCGCTTTAGCTTGATTTATGCTTTTGTACGTTGTGGTGTTGTACTGTATATTCCCGTCCGCATCCCGTTTAGGTTTACCAGCGGCATCTAAAATAGGTGCGCGTGCTGTACGCACATAATCAGGATTACGGAAATACTCACCTTTCTCTTTATTCCAAATACGCTTGACGTTTGTGCTGCCGGGAACTCCTAGCGTGGCTTCTTTGTACGGGCGCATGATCTCGCGGAAAGTTCCATCTGCGTTCTTCATCTTGGTTGGCTTATCCCCCTTGCCCATCAAGTAGTCGTACATTTCTTTCTGGTAACCAGTATTTTTGTACTTGGCATCAAACTCTGATTTTGTATACGTGGGGGATGTATACCCAAGGCTCCCACCGCCGGTAGTGTACGCATCCCGTACTCCCGTCATACCCTTAAACCCACCGACAGGAATACCGGGGATGACAGGGGACGTTGTGATTGTCCCGTTGGGGTTGATCACTGTTCCGCCGCCTATTTGCCCTGCACCTGTAGAACCACCAACACCGGGCTTTACATAAGTAGTATCGGCTGTTGTCAGGTCTGTAACTACATCAGGCATTGTTGCTTTTACTCGGGCGGCACGTTCTTTAGCAGCTTCTGTTCTAAAACCAGCCAATTCCTCTGGGTTTATGTAGTCACCAAAAGTTCTTTTCCAGAACTCCATGCCGCCTTCTTTGCCATCTTTTCCATATTCACCATGCCGGGAAAGTTCCTGCATGTACAGATCGTCCAGCTTTGAAATGGGTATGTAGTTTTTAGAAGAATCAAAGTCGGCTGTCCGCGCATCAATTTCCTTTTGAGCCGCTGATTTAAACTTAGCTACTTCATTAGCGTCAATTACGCCATCATCACCAAATTCTTTAGACCAGTACTGTAGTTCTTCTAATGAATAAGGCTTTGGTCCTGACCTATCCAAAACATTTTTGTACAAGCCCTGCACTTGATCTAGCATTGATGGCTGCTGTTGGGACACGACATTGTTACTTGCTACAGGTGCAGGTTGTACTGCTAATGGGGCTGCGCTTGGTAACGCCGCTATGCCGGCTTGTGCTACTGGTGCTTGTGCTACTGGTGCTTGTGCTACTGGTGCTTGTGCTACTGGTGCTTGTGCTACTGGTGCTTGTGCTACTGGTGCTTGTGCTACTGGTGCTGCTGCGGCAAATCCTTGTCCTGTAGTACTAGCTGGTGCGCCAAACGCCTGTGCGGCTGTTTTGTCTGCCGTGTCGGTTCCACCCAGTGCGGATGCTCTAAAAGCAGCTAATTCGGTGTCATCAACTTTGTCTTCAAATTGACTTGCCCAAAATGCTCTTCCACCCGGATCCGGGGCACGCCCCAAAACACTTTGATACATTTGGTCGAGTGATATGCCGCCGTCAGCATAGCCCACTGCACCACCGTGAGCCAAGCCCATCAACCCGCCTTTTGCAGCGTACTGTTGAGCGTAGGGGTCGTATCCCTCGTTTGACTTGCGGCCATAGGTCTGCGAATACGGATCGAACCTATCGGTTGAGCGGGTCACCACACGTGGCCTTGGGGTAGTTGTTTGAACTGTGTTGCCCACCTCACCCGCAAACATGGGCGCTATAGCCCCTGCAAGCATGGCACCGCCTCTAAGCTTACTACCGCCGCCAATAGCACTTAGTGCGCTCATTGGGTCGCTCACGGCTTTTGATGCGCCGGCCCCAAGTTTGTCTAGCATAGAGGCATCCGCCAAGCGCGTCGTGATGGCTTGCTCAGCCGCCCGATCTGCCGCAACCCCCTCTAAACCTTGAGAAGCCGCTGCGCCCGCTTGCTGTTGAAGAACGCCCTCGCCCAATCCGGTAAGCCCTCCTGCAATTGAACCGCCTGTATACGCGCCTGCTCCTGCCGCTATGCTCTCGAGTAGATTGCCGCCGGTTGCCGCTTTTACCGCACCTGTACTCAACGCTGCAATCCAACTGGGAATTCCTGCCAAACCGGCAACACCACCAACAAGTATAGGCAACAAAAAGTCAAGCGCTCCTGCTTCCGGCAACCCGGTGTCTGGGTTGATTGTCAGAGTCGTACCGTGTGCCACAGCTAGTTTCTGCAACCCCTCCACCTCGCGGGGGGACATGTGCACAAGGGTCGAGTCCGGGCCTCTGCCTCGGGCAGACATGTGGTTGGCTAGTTGATGTAAGCTCATAGTGCGGTCTTTATTCTAAGCGCTTGGCTGGTGCTCGTTGCGCCGGTGGTGGTGTCTCGGTAAACGTCCCCGATCCTCAAACTAGCAAAGTCAGCGTCTGTTGGCAAGCTGGGGGAAGTGCCAGACGTAGGGAAAAAGCTCAAGCCCGATACTACATCGGTTCCGTTAGTTTGTGTAGACCCGGCCATTGGCCCAGCGTTGTCCAGTTGGTTGAAGTACAGCCGCAACAAACTCAACAACTGGTTCATGTAAACAGGGTCATATTCCTGCGGGGGGCTAGGTAGCCGGGGGGCTACTACGTTCTTTTGTGCCATTACCCGCCTCGTCTGCCGTCTTGACGGATGTCAATTCTTGGAGCGCCTAGCTGCCATTGAGTGCCAAGGGTGTTGGAACTGATCTTCATTGCCATCTGCCGTGCCCTGACCCGAATGTTCAACTGCCCGTTGTAAGTGTCTAGGTCAATGGGGTAGGTCTGGGTTGCTGTGACTGTACCCTCTGCGCTGCTGCTAGTTCCACCGACTGACTTAGGGTTGTTGAAACCAGAGCCAGAGTTTTGCAAAGGCAGAAGCTGCATGGTCAAGCTAGGCGTTGTCCCGTCAGTGGAGCCATTAAAGGTCAAGTCTGGCAGCATCCTCCAGACAAATGCAAAGTTGTGCCCGTCGCCAATATCAAACTGGGACGAGGTGATGAATGCGTTGATTGGAGCCAGCGTGGCGGTTGTTCCGTCATCTACTCCCAGTTCGTGCTGGACAAGATTGTTGTTGTATGTCGCTGCAAGCGGGTAGTCTTGGAGGCCACTATCCAACCATGCAGTTCGTGCCATAGTGCCGTAGTACCAGACATTCTCTATGTAGTTGAAAACCACATAGCTGTCGTTGGTTGTGGAGCCGTTACTGGGGTAAAACCACCATACTTCACTGAAACCTTCATTGGTGGCTGCGTAGACCTGATCAAACTGGCTCCGGTCAATGTCGTTGTAGACATACCTAAGCAAGTCGCAGTTGAGCGTTTGCAGCCGTCCGTCGTACTTGTAGAACTTGTCTACGCCCATCCAGTAAATAATCCCTGCTGCCAAAGCCACCGCATTGGGGCCAGCAATAGAGGTGTTGTCAGCCAACAACTGTGACCCCCAGACATACGGTGGGCCAAGGTACTGAAGGGAATAAAGGGCAGCATCTGTAAACACCACAATCTCTTGCTTGCTCTGGATAGCTGTCACGATGGTAGAGCCGTGGGACAGGGTGATGCTACCTGCCTGATTGGTAATTGCTGGCGACCACTCCACAACACTTTCTTGGTCAGACCACCGGATTAGGAGTGGATTGACTGACGTTGATCCAATGTCGTTGGTTCCAAAGCAAAGCACAAAACGACTTGCGTCAGAGACAAGGAACGCTATTTGAGTCAGTGGAACACTGCTTGCCCCATTT